CCTCCCAGCAGCTTAGCGACGTTCGCGTTGCTGGTCGCCGTGAGTAGGGTGTTAAGCCCCACCCAGGCTGCCAGCGCTTCCGCTGCGGTGTGTCCGTCCTTAGCCACGTCAAACATGACGTAGCAGGACATCGACACGCGACGGTTCTCCGCGGGCCTGAAAGGGTCCGAGGCGATCTTGTTGGTGTCGAGCCGGAACATCCGGCGAGTGCGTTCCGCCTTGTACTGGTGGGACGCCTCGATTCGGATCAATCCGTCACCGGACTGGTACTCCGCCGTGTCGTCGCCCACGCTTACGCGTGGGAGGCTAACGGTTGAGCCAGAGATGGTGATGGACAGCGGATCGGAGAACGACATGGGCATCACTCCTAAGGCCTGATGAAGGCCTCTATTAGCGTATTGGCTAGGCAGTACAACAACAATCGTTACCGGGTAAGACCCAGTGCGATTGTTATGGCGATCTGTCGGGGCGTCAAGCCCTCCCAGGTTACGCCGAACCCAAAGGGGTTGGCCTGTCGCCGGACTTTAACCTCCGATAGGAGGGAGACCGGCTGAGGCACCGCGGATGTTTGCATGTTATGCAGTCCGCGGTAAGTATAGGTTACACGGATCAGAGAATGTTCCATGATATACCCATACTTCATTACCAGGCCGTCGAAGGCATAATCACTAGCATTGGAAATTACATCTCCAACGTTCGTGAACCAGTCGACGGCCCAGCTCCAGGGTGCTAGGTTCCAAACGGTACTGGGCGTGAGCTCAGCACCAAAAAGAACACTAGCCCTAGCCGCGTGTCTGGTAACCGCATCGTGGGAATAGTACCCCACGGGTAGCGAGTACCTAAACGCACCGCTAAACCAGCGCCGCCGAACAATTTGTGTTGTTCGGACGACACGGCCCTGGAAAGTCTTCCCCTGTATTAGGAACTGAGCGGGATCGGTTGCCATGTAAGGCACACCGTCCGCGCCCAACTCCACCACAGTGGTTGACTTCTCTGTTGGAAAGCGGAACCGTCTGCGAACCAACTTCCCAGCGTCTCTCTCGTACTGGCTAAGAATTTCACCAGAACGAGTAACCGCGGAACCGAAGTTCCGCAGTTCGCCGAGAAGCGGCATCCAACCAAACTCCGACTTAAGATACTCGTCGCCCACTCTTCGTGCGCGATCCGTATCACGTCGGATCTGGTCCCATCGAGTTACTGATGGTAGGCGCTCTCTATAGAGCTCGCCTAAGGCTACCGATAGGTTTGCAACTGAGTTGGTGGGTTTACACTTCGCTACGGCCGTAGCCCCCGCCTTATTTAGCTCAGCATCACTGCTGGGCGATATGGACGGGAACGCGGTTTGAGCGGGCGAGATTGCAGCAAAAATGCCTGCATATTGCCGATTGTTCACAATCGGCGAGCTCACCTGCCTAGCACTAAGATCCTGAGAAACCAGACCGGTTTCCAAGAGCTTTCGTGTAGTAGTGAAGTTACCTCCAACATCACCGGCTGACGTATTCTTACGCCAACCGGGGTGCTGCTCAGATGCAGTTTCCTGCACCCCCTGCCACAGTTTCTGTGCTGACGAACCCGCCCATTTGGTAACGGAGACCGATGTTGACACCGGTCCCGTCCCTACTTGGACGGAATTTCGAAAGTACGAGTCGGGACCCTCCGCATGGAGAGCCCTTCTCTTGGTAGACTGAGGCAGAGGCAACAGAGCTCCTTTATGGTCCTAGGGGGTATGAACTCCCCCTAATTGCTCTCAACATAGCCTGCACTGCGGGCTACTCAGAGAGTAGATGTACTGCACTGCGCCCAGGG